CAAGAACTTGAATATGATTTTCTTTCTTTTCAATTCTTTCTTTGCCACTCTTATCCAGATCTTTGATAAAACTTTCTTGCATTTCAATTTTATCTTCAATCATATCTTTCTTGATTGAATACTCACGAACAAGTTCATTCGTTTTACGCATTCTCTCCTTGAGAATATTATTCATTGTAGAGAAGATCTTAATATCCAAAAGATCTTCAACAATTTCCCTACGATGAGAAGAAGTCAACTGCATAAATGGCACAAAAGTTGCAGAACCCAGAATGACCGTCTGAGTAAAAGACTTATAGTTAAGTTTAAGAATGCCTTCTTCTAATTTCTTTTGTTGGTCTTGAGCTGCAGAATCTTGATCCTGAACTTTACCATCAATCCAAATCTCAAAAATATTTGGTTTGATACCTCTTACAACCTTATACTCTTTGTTTCCAATAGAGAATTCAATCTCCACGAGACAATCTTTCTCATTTACTGAGTTGATAAGTTGTGGTTTATTGATCTTACGAAATGGTTTATTGTACAATGCAAAAGTTAGAGCATCTAAAATAGTGCTCTTACCAGAACCATTTGTTCCAACAATCAAATTTGTTTTAGCGTCTTGAAAATCTACTTCCGTAAACTGATTACCAGTGGAAAGAAAGTTGCGCCAACGAATCTTATTAAAAATAATCACTTTTTATTTCTTTCAGGAAAATAATCTTGTATAGTGCCTCGTCTACTTAAATCACTAGTAATACAGTGTAAACCTCCGTCCCAAAAATATCGATGACGGAAATTAACTATATGTGGAGTGATTCCATGCCGCTCAAAGGCATTAAAAACATCTCTATTATAATTATTGCACACTACATTGTGTTCGTCAATAACCAACATATTCACATCAAAAACAGTTTCTTCTACATAAAGAACCCAATCCTTTAGCCATGTTTCTACAAAATATGTAAAGTCATCATTAAGTTCTTCACCAGGAACCCACCATTTACCTTGATTTTTATTCTTCAACTTTAAAAAAGCATCAACTTTACTCCAACTCTGATTTGGTAAATAAACTATCTCCCAGTTGGGGAAAGTTTTTTCATAATTTTGTACATTAGACAAACTAACTATAAGTCCAGGTTTAACCACGGAAAAACAAGAATCGGAGTGTGTTTTGCAATTTACTATGTGAGTTCTATAGTACGAAGATATTAATTTTTTAACTTCAGAAACATATTTTTCAGTATTTTTTAAAGGCTCCTCTTCTAAAACTGTTCCGAAATACAAATCTCTACCAACTCTTGTTGTAGTGGCGGCGTTCACATACTTATCATATAAAACAGTATTACCTTGATCTTTTACAAATTTTTCTATGCTATAAAAAGTATTAAACTTTTTATTATTTGGAAAGGTAGTTAATGGATTATGATTTATTGATCTAATAGTTTGTTTTATTGTATTAATAACAACATTTTTATATTCTTTGGGAACTATTTTAAATTTATTTTGTAAGGATATTAAAATTTTTTCTTTTTCTTCCAAGGTTAAATTTTTATTTTCCATTGCTGAAAATTCTTCAGCAAAATATGATCTTCTATCAAAAGGAGACCATCCATAATCTCCTCCAGGCATAAAAAAAATTTTACCGATCATAGCAGTATGATCTCTAGGTGTCATTGGTGGAGGAGAATACTGGCCTGCCCAAAAATGATCTTCTATATTATCAGATATATCATTTCGAATAACAGAAACATTAAAAGATTCAAGAAGTGTTATAAGTTTCTGGTAATCTTCTTCAGTTTCTATTGCAATTCTTTCTAAGACAGAACGAACTTTAGGATTCTCAATAAAACTATAAAATTCTGGAGGATAACTACGACCAACCGCGCACGCCTCAAGCGGATCCCAATGTTGATATACAGATATCATACTAAAAGTTTCTTGGTGGTATCACAAAGTCGTCAGGAGTGATAATAGCGTACCGGTAATTATACTCGTGGCACGCTTTAATTGCAAGTTCTGGATCTATTTCAACCACTTCTAGATCAGGATGATCGTCTGCTTCTAAAAGTCCTGCAAATCTTTCTGCATCATCTTCATCTTGGAAAAAATATAATGTTTTTTCGCCATGAGTATCTCTAACAGCATAAGCGCCGTCTTGATCTCCATATGGCGTAATCATGTACATACTCATTCTACTTCGCAAGCTTCTTGATAGACCTCTCGCAAAAGTTTTTTGACCTTTTCTTTGTCTAGATCAAAATCAGAGTCCTCAACATATTTATTCAAAATGGTGATTGTATCTTCAATTTTTTCCTGATCAAAGTCAACATCATCGTCATTGACTACGAAGTTTTCAACGATTTTAATATCTACAACTCCGGTCTTATAAATTTTATCCACAAACTTTTCAAAAAGAAGTTGATCTGATTTTTTGCGAACAACAATCTTTACAATCTTATCTTTACAAGATGATGTATTAAAAAGTTTTGGATTTTGATCTTCATAATATACTCTTTCAAACATATTATGAGGATTTTGAATGAACTCTAATTCAAAAGTTTCAGTATTAAAAAAATTAAAACCTCTCTTGTCATCTACATCATTCCAGTAAAGTTGATAAGGATTTCCAAGGTAAAAAACTTTACCATTATTAGATCGGGTGTGATAATGTCCAGAACAAACCATTCTGAAATTATCAAGAACACTTACATCCATTCCGTGTTGTTGGACATTTCCTGGATAAACGCTGAATCCATTAAGTTCAAGATGTCCAAATGCAACTTTTGCTTTGGTTTTAGACATCTTTTTTAAGGTTTCATCACGATTCTCAGGAGAAATCCAAGGAATCATGAATGTTTTAAGATCTGCAACCTGATATTCACCAGGACTAGAAATAGGTACAATGTTGTCATACTCTTTTAACAGGGACTCAATTGAGTTGACTTCATTGGTATTTTTATAATATGCATCGTGATTTCCAACAATCTGGTACACAGTAATACCAAGATCACGAAACTTGTCGTAAACATTTTCTTTGGCCCAATTCAGACACCAAAAATCAATTGATTTGCGACTATCAAATGCATCACCTAAATGAATGCAGTGTTTAATATTTCTTTTTTCTAGTTCAGGAAAAAAGACATTCTCATAAAACTTTTTAAAGTAGTCATGAAATGTTTTACTTCCTTTTCTAGCACCATAATGTGTGTCAGTTATACAAGCAACTAAAGTCATTGATACATCTTTGTTTGAATTGCATCCTTAATACTATTATACTCTGCGGCATCAATTCCGTCACCATCTACGGTGAATACCTCATCATATCCAGACCGTTCAATAATCTTAGAACGAATTTCCATCTGTTTCTTTTCTTTTTGAATTCTTCTTAGAAATGCATAGTGAATAATCTGAGTGAAGTAAGCAAAAGGATTTGAAGACTTTTCTGGATTAAAGTTATGAATATACTGAACACAGTTTTCAATACCATCACAAATCATATCTTCCCTAAACATGTAGTTAACAAAGTTAGGTTTATACGATAAGTGTGTAGCAATCTTCAAGAAACACTCACCCAAGTAATTTGTGATACGAGGCTTAGGATCACCATTCTCTGCAGCAACTTTGACTTTTCTTTTATATTCACATATTGCTTCAAGAAATTCTTTATTGTTTACATAATGTTCTGATCTTTTTCTTTTAGGTGCCTGCATTTCATGGATCCCTGTTTGTATTAAGTGTTCTTATTATAACATTATCATTAATTCTTGACAAGACCTTACAATAACCTGTACAATAACTCTGTGAAGTTTCAAAGATTAGCTATCTTTAGGCTCTGATTGACCCTTATATAATTTTTCAAATCTTTTTCGTGCTTCACTGACTGATGAGAGGTATCCCATATCTGAGGATAGTGGAGTTTTTGAATTTTTACTTTGTTGTTGTGTTAAAAATTTGTGATACATTCCTATTGTTTCTTCATCGCGGACTTCACTGATTGTAAGAACTTTATCCATATCCAGTAAAAATGTATCGTCATCTGCAAATTTAAGCCATGGATCAATTTTAAATCCTTGCATACCAATCTGTTTCATAACAATAACTTCTATTGTTACTGGATTTTGTAATATTAACATTGTTTTTTCATCTTCTTCAGATGGGCAAACAATAGAAAATATTTCTTCTCCAGAAATTAATTTAATAACCGCATAAAAGTCTTCTTCCATCATTGTTTTAAGTTTACCTGTACGAATTCGTAATTGAAATTTTCTTCATTGTAAATTTTAACTCTTTCTATGAGGTGATTGAGAGTATAATTTTTTCTTGAATTTTTAGTACAATCATCAGCAATATCATAAAGAACTGCTTGAGTTTTATTATCACCCTTTCTTAGAACTCTACCGATTGATTGGAGATTTCGGATTCTTGATTTACTAGGTGAAGCAAAAATAACATTATGTAAATTTTTAATATTAATTCCTGTACTGAAAGTTCCGTAAGATGCCACGATAATTGCATTTTGTTCTCTTTCAGTAATTTCCCTAACTAACTCTCGTTCTTCAGCACCTACACCACCGTGAACATAAAATATTTTACGACCATCCTTGACTGAATTATTTATTGATTCATATAATGGTTGACCATGAGTTTCAACTCTAGAAAATAAAACAAGAGTATTTCCTTTAAGATCTAATGCAAGATTTTTGATAAAGTTATTTCGTTTTGGATGACCAATAATAAACTGAACTTCATCCTCAAAGTTTTCAAATTGTTGTGGATTATGCTTGAGGATAATGATTTTAATTTGAAGTTTAGAAAGATGTCCTTTATCAATCAACTCTTTTGTTTGAGTTACTTTATAAGATGGTCCAAAGAGGCCCTCTAATATCCATTTATGCGTTTGAGTTCCATCAAGCGTACCCGTAAAACCGAACCTATATTTCGTATTATCCATCTTCGTCATAATACTGACTAAAGATTTTGATTTAAATTGATGAGCTTCATCTCCAATAACTACATCAAAAGAATCATAGAATGTTCTAGGGAGTTTGTAGATTGACTGCCAAGTGGTAATAATGACAGGATACTCATTCGTCTTCTCACGACCACTGTAAATGCGGTGGCAGTAGTCTTCTGCGTTCCATCCATAGTCCTGGAAGTCTTTAAACATCTGTTCAACCAGGGAGGTCGTAGGGACCACTAGGAGAGTTTTTTGATCTCTTTCTGCAAAATATCTGACAATGGAATAAATCATCAATGACTTACCAGAAGCCGTTGGTGAAATTAATAGTTTACGATTATATCTGAGTGCATCATAAACTGCATCAACTTGATAATCTCTGGGTTTATGTTTAGAGATCCGAGTCATATAATCTTTGACTCCTTCATAAGAGATCATATCATTCTCTTCTAAAGGAGTTCCATAGAATTTATTATTTTTGAACTCTATTTGATAATCCCACTTCTTAGCCCAAGAAACGACCTTATCAAGAAGACCAACATAAATTTCTCCAGTATGTGTTGAAAAAAGACGAATCTTCCCATCCCAATACTTACTTCTATACTGGGGCATAAATTTTGCTCCAGGCACATCAAAAGTAAAATGTTCGGATAGTTCCTGATAGATATGGGGTTCTGCTTCTATTTTTAAGAATACTTCGTTCTTTTTCGCAATTACAATATCAGTCATATCCTCTAATAAATTTCTGCCACTCAATCGCATTCTTGAGCTGATATGTTCTATTTAATATAGTTTTAAGAATGCTTTCCAGATAATTCAACATTATCTGATAGTATTCAATCTTAGTTTGGCACTTAATTAAATCTTCATCAGCGTCCATGTACTTATCCAAGTCTGGTTTAAGCACCTTGTGGTCAAATGGATTTTCAATATAAACATCTGGTTCAGCTTTGCCAGTGTAATATTGCCACTTTTCTTTCTTTAGGATCTTGTACTTATTCTCTTGTGCCTTTTTAAGAGTAAGAATATTGTTAAAGATCTTATAATATTTTGCATGAAGGCTTGGTATTTTTACAGATTCTATATGAAGGTTATCTTCATCAATTTTTGAATCTTGTTCCCAAAGAGTTTGTATTTCATCCAGGTTCATAACGGAAAATTTTATAAAGAACATACTTAAAGGTTACTGTAGCTACTGCGTATTGTACATCAGCTTGAGTTGCATCAAAGTCAATATCAGAAAGAGATGTTGGAAACAATCCCTGAAATTTTACAAGTGATGATGGTTGGAAATTACTATTATAGATCATTAAAGTCGCATCTGAGACATTTGGATCTTGATTTGGATTGTTTGGATCGCTTTGTTTCCATTCCGAATATTCATACACACTTTCTGGATAACCCAATCCTCGCATCCAATTTTGAATAGTATTATAATTTTCTAAGTTTTCATCAATATTAAAGGTAAGTCGGAAATCATCAAATACAAGTTTATCTCCAGGAATTGGAATATCTTTTAAATAAGTCGGCTGAATTGCAACTCCCAGATTGATTCCTGGAATATTTAATGTCTTTGAGAAGAAATCTACTTTTGGAGTCCTAGCAAGATTAAACTTAAACCCTAATGGACTCAAAAAATTTCTATTTGCAATTTGTTTGTCAAAAGGGTTGCTCATTGTTTTTATTTTTATTTATTTGCAATAAAAAAGGGTCCTTTCGGACCCTGAATTTGAAGAGTTGTGAAATGAATCACATGAGGTTGGAAACCTTGACTCTTCTGTAGTAACGGTTTGTATTGAGGCGGAGTCTTCCGAGTCCCTGATCGGTTCCTTCTGCAAATGGGTTGGCAACAATACCATAA